GTAATGGATAAATGTAGATACTGTGGGCTACGCGGGTTAGTACTGTCTGATATAAATGCAGACTATTCTTGCGAGCATTGTGGACAGTGGCAAGAAGCCATACTCAACAGCGCGTGGGAGATCATAGATTATGAGAGAGGGGGCGCGGATAAATGAGCTACGGTAAGTGTTGGGTATGCGGTAGAGTAATGTCCGGCGATAGCCAAACAGTAGAGGGCAAGGTCACGTGTGATGGATGCGGTTGGGTATCAGGCAAGGACGGGAGTTACTAATGGTAAAAATGGATACGTGGGACGAGATGAGGTGTCCTATCTGTGACACGTGGTTTTATCCTGAAAAGAATCAGCGCAGGTGGTGTCAAGTATGCAACGACAAAGAGGGAGAGGGTGAGTAAATGAAAGATAAATACCTGATAACTCTAGAGATAGAAACCTACGACGGAGATCCTAAAACCTGGAATTGGGACAACCTTTACATAGGTGATGAGGACATTAAGATAATTAGCAGCGACTTTAAGGGTCGCGTACTACCAACAGAGATAGAGGGAGAGAGCGATGAAGTGTAGAGAGTGCAAGCAGGATAGAGAGGGCGGTATCGTGGACAAGATAGCCTTGTGCCACGCTTGTTACATCAACATAGGGGGAGCTAATGAATAGAGAGTATCTAAAGGCAAAGGTAGACCTATGTCTTACCCAAGCTGAGATAGACATACAGCAACAGGAGATAGCAAGGGCTATCAAGAACCTAGAGCGTGCCAACAGTGCGCTATCGCGTATCTTTAATTTAGATGAGGAGGAGGGCGATGAGTAATGTTTACACAATTCACCCACCAAAGTCTGATCTAATTCTATTCTATGAAGTGGTAGAGCCTGACGGTGGCAATACGTGGGGTGGGGGCAGTTCAATAGAGGCTATCAAATGGCTACAATTGGCACCTGCTGGCTCACGCCTACTGATTAGTGCGTGGGATAGTGACGATGAGGATGCCCGTCTAGTGGGGCAGACCATAGATGTAACTGATCTAATCAACGAGGCAAAGAGGGTGGGATTATGAGCTATTGGATAGGGTTAGGGCTGGTAATGCTGGTAGTCTATGTACTTATTGTGTGGGAGGACAAGATAAACAATGAGGGAAAGTAAAGAAGTAAGCGGTATGCAGGCAATTCACTATCGAAACTACAGACGAGCAAGAGATCGGGCGCTAGTGCGCCTGTCTCACCTTTATCCCAATGTGTATAGGGACTTGCTTGTGGAAGAGAAGGAGAGAGATGAAGATGAGGGTAAGAACTGGGTTGCTACTAATACTCGTGTTCGGGTTACTATGGGTGTTCGCTCCGGACCAACACGTAAGAATAGAACTACCAAAAGATCTCGCAATCGTCGCAAGACACGCAACAATCGAGGAAAAGCGTGAGAACAAAGCACTTATCGTTAGTTACTCAAGAGCACTCGGTTACACCAAGCGTGAAATCAAATGCCTTATCACCTTATGGACCCGTGAGAGCAGGCTTGACCACCTCGCAGACAACCCCAAATCAACAGCTTTCGGAATTGCTCAACTCCTTAGAGAGCGTAGTCGAGAGCCTGAACTACAAGTCCTTCACGGTATACGATACATTGACCATCGCTATCGAGGGAGTGCGTGCCGCGCTCTCAAGCACAGCGATAGACGAGGATGGTATTAGTACCTGATAATCTAAGTTTAATAACCCTCAGTGTGATTGCCCTCCACTGGGGGTTATTTCTTTTTAATCCAAACCTGAGTGTTAACAGTTAGTACTTCATACTCTTGCTTATGTCGGTGTAAGAATAGATCTATGCCTGCTCGTGGCTCCAAGCGTGGGTCCCCTGACTCGTGATGCCAGGTGTAATCATCAAAGGCCATAATGCCTCCAGACTTTAGCCAGTCCCACGATAGTTCAGCATCTACCAATACACCTACTGTTGTGTGGTCTGCATCTATGTAGATAAAGTCCATACTGTTCTTGAAGGCAAGGTAGTTAAGGCGCAAGTGATCCTTAGTATTGTTGGCTACCTTAAAGATCTGAGGGTAGTGGTCAGTCTTTGCGCGGTAGGTATCATAGACGCTGACAAAGTCCATACTCTTATGGGCTAGCTCATCGCTACCTTCCCACGTATCAACATCATAGAGACGTGTCTTCTCACCTGTTAATACCTTCTCGCATAGCCACACACTGGCATCACCAGTGAACACACCAAGCTGCATAAAGTGTAAATTATCCACGCCAGCTAGCGGAATTAGGAACTGCTCAAAGTTATAGATTGCACTATGTGCAAACCAGTTAGGGTAGTTATCCGCCATTGGAGTAAAAGCCTGAACCCTTGAAGGTAATAACCGGTGCATCATAGACCCGGCTCATACTTATGTGGCACACAAAGCAAGTGGGATCTTTAGGATCATCGTGGATAGAGCGCTCAACAGATAGCAACTCTTCACACTTGCTGCACTTGTAGTCATAGATCATAACTCTACTGCCTCCTCAATGGGTAGATAACCTACCAACTTACTTACCTTGTTAGATCGTGAGAACTCTGTAGTCGCTGGCATCCAGTGGCTTACCCACTCAGGTTCAGCCAAGTCCATCAGATCAAAAGAAAAGACACCTTTCGGTGTCGAGTTAATGTAGAACGGGATTAGATCTCGCTCTGATGCCTGCGTTATGAGCTTGCGATACTTCATCTCTTCAATCAGTAACGTGTCATAGTGTGTATGTCTACACTTAAGTTCAATGTAATGACCTGCTGCTAAACTGATGCAGTCAAAGGAATCAAAGATACCCGGTGACTTCTCAAGGTCTGGGTATAAGTTTTCTTTTAGGAAATCAAATAGATCTATCTCTTTCATTGCCACGGGCTAGGTCCTCCCAACAATTCAATGAGTCTGCGAAGGGCGTTACTACACCTACGATCTGCAGTAGAGACAGCACACTCTAAGGTGTGGGCTATCTGTTGCAAGGTGTAGTTATCAAAGTGGCGAAGGCGTATTATGGTTTGATCTTGGATATCTAATTTAAGAAAGCCTTGCTTGATGTCAATGAGGGTAGCAAGTAATCCACCACCTTCAGCAGGTGATGACTTACCTTTAGGTTGTCCATCTTGAATCATCTGTTGTACTTGTTCTAGTACTGTGCCATCTACAACTGATGCAATAACAAAGGGTAGTAACTGACCTAGCTTTGCAGTCTCATAGTAAACCTCATCAGATGTTTGATAGCCAGACTTAGCAGCCTTCTCTCTTCTTGCATAGCGTTCTGCTACACGTCTCATCTGATAGGCAATACGAGATTCGTTATGGCTACGAATTTCCTCGTTAGGTTCTGACATCTGCTCGTGTATGTATCCAGTACGAGTAACAGCCCACGTCATACACTCTTGTTTGATGTCATCCTTTTCCACGTAGCTCTTGTACCTACGGTGGATAGTGGATGCAACAGCAGGAACTAACTCATAGACTATTGGATGTAATTCATTCACGTTCAGGTTCTTCTACCTCAGGCCATACGCCATCTAGTACCATCATTGCAATGGCTGAATAGTTTAGTAAGTCTAAGAAAGAATCACGCAGTGACTCATTGCTAGGCTTAACACCTGAGTCAAGTAAGTTGTTGATGCGTGCTATCTTGTCCCACATACGTACACGCAGACCATTAAGTGGTCCACCTGGTGAGTGAGCAATGTTCTTTGGGCCGTAGTCGTGGTGCTTACGCACAAGTAGATTGCCTGCTTGATCCATAATGCGCCAGACATCAGCAATGAATACATCATTTACCTTGTCGGTATAGGGCGCAAGAGTATTGTCTCTGTTTCCAAATTCGTCTCTAAGATTTGAAAGCCCATATGCTGCAAAGTCTGTATTGTTATGATCCATTCGTCTCTACTCACCCTTCTCACCTACCAGCAAGGCACGTGTGGCATCTGCCCCGTGTGCTAGGTAGTAATCGTTGATATCCATTCCCGGAGGCAATGTTACTATGACTGAGTTCATAACCTCGTTAGCCACACGCTTAGCAAACTCAGCTCCTGGGTTAGATCCATCTTCTTTAATGTCGTTATCTCCTACAACATAGACACTTTCATAGCCACCAAATAGCTTAGGAAAGTGTGACTTCCAAGCAGCAACTCCAGGTACACCCACTGCTGGGATACCTAGCACTCCACTGGTAACGACTGTATCTAACTCACCTTCACATACAACTATGTATGGTGATGATGTAATGACATCTCCTACGTTATATAGGTGTGCCTTCTGCCCTGTCGGGCTACCATACTTAGGCTTGCCATCATCTATCCTGCGAAACTTAAAGCCAACACACATACCTGAGGCAGTGATGTAAGGGATAGACAACCAACCAACGTGCATCTCGTGACCATTGAGAGGTTCACTTACTGTGCCTAATTGAAACCTAGCTGCAACTAACTCAGAGATCCCACGTGCGGCTAGCACGTCTAAGACTTCTGGACTTATTGCCTGTGCGTATCGCTGCGCCGCTTCCAGAAGCAATTTCGATTGCACGTTTGATGCCATCTACGAACTCCAAATTCTCTATTATGCAGACTATGTTTACTGCGTTACCACCCTTACCACAGGTCTGACAATAGTAAAGGTTTGTATCTACGTTCATTGAGGCAGATCTGTGCGAGTCGTTATGCATCAAGCACTTGACTCTTATCTCACCGCTACCACCGCGTACCTCACCGCCAAAGAAACTAACAATAGGTTCTATGGGGATTGAGTTTGCCTTAATGCGCTTGCTCCCGTGTGACCTGGACCAGTCTTGTGTTGACATACGCACCCCTTGTAGTCGCACTTCTCGTGCCACTTTATAGCACGTTTGTAATGAGTTAGTGTGTTCTCTTCCCCACCTTTAAGACAGTTTTGGCAGATCATCTTCTATAGCCTCTTCGATAATTGAAACTTCAACTACTTCTTCTACTGGTGTTACTTCTTCTACTGGTGCTTGCCAGGTTTCTGTGCTTGTGATATCACCTTGTGGTGTTGGCATTATTGTTTCTCCTTTAACCATTGATTTAAGTTTTGTATTACCCAGGCATCTTCGATGCCCGCATTGCGACGCTTAACTACAACATAAGACAAAGGCACTTCCCCAAGATTCCTTGCCTTAGCGTAGTTAAGCGCCTCAACTTGCGCTTGCCTCCAAAACTCAGGCAGGCTGAGCTTTGCAGTGTTCTTGAGTTCTAGCACGTAAGTCTTCCCCGATACCACGCACACTAGATCCCCTTCGTCGTCTTTGCCTGCAAGCCGTAACCGTTCTGCAAACACACCAAGACCACGAAACCATTTCATTACATCAATCTCAAAGGCAGCGCCTTTGGCTTTGTTATACTTTGGGTTGCTCATCTAGCTTTACTTTGTTAACTGCATAGACTTGCACACCATCTTCTTCTTTAACTTCTACTATCCCTGCCTGTATTAGCAAGGAAGCAAAGGCAGCAAAGTCTTTCTCTAATTTCTGTATGCGATTCTTTACATACTGCATCTCCGTGTTAGCCAACGTTAATCCTTCCTTGATACCCAGCTAGAGCATCTCTCCTTAGCATCCAACCAAACTCATCTTGATCTCCAATATGACAGGCTGCATAGTTTACTAGCAACGTTGCATAATCAGAGGCATCTGCTGTGTGTGGTCCAAATCTATTCTTAACTGCAGCAACAGATAGCGTCGCTTGCAGTGGGTCATATCCCAAAGTAAGTATCAGTGCAGGCAACTGACTGACCTTACCGTGGATAGCACGTCGTGCTGGAGGTTTGCTTGGACTTCCATACTCTGATTGCTCAGAGACGTGGTGTAGTACAAGTACACAAGCCTCAGTCTTACGTGCCATATCGTGCAACTCCATCATAATTGCACGCAGTCCTGACCATTCATTGTCTGTCTCTGCTGCCACGTTCATTAAGTTATCTATGATGATTAGTTCAGGTGCCTCACCGTAGAGTTCTACGTAAGCCCTGATCTCTAATTCAAGATCATCTATTGAAGGTGACGAGTCAAAAACCCACTTGATGTGGTCTGTCTTCTCAAACAGATGGTCGTAGTAGTGACTATCTGATGCCAAGTTAGACTCAACAGTTCCTTGTGAGTGTCCTGATGTATGAGATGCAACTCTCATCATCACGGTAGTTGTGTCGGTATCTGCAGAAAAGAATAGCGTTGGTACTTTTGCTTTGATTGCATAGATCAATGCGAACATTGACTTACCAGCATTAGGTGCTGCTGCAACCATACAAACTTGACCGCGTCTAAACTTAATCTGCTTAGCTGCTAACCCAACCCATACGTCGGGTAGTGGTGTTGCTTTGGTAAGCACACCGCCCCACGCACGAGATAAATTAAGCACTCTTACCCTCCTGATAAATTCTGATACCACGTTGACGTCTTATCTGTTGACGTTCTCTAAGAGTCAAACCGCCCCAAATACCGTGGGCTTCTTGAGTAATACCCCACTCAGCACATTCCCTTTTGTGAGGGCAGGCAGAACAAATGCTCTTTGCAAAAGCAGCATCTGCTACTGACCCACCATCACCGGATTCGGGAAACCAAAAGTCCCCACCTACTGTTGCACAACTTGGAGCTTCGTAAAATCTAGGCTCCCGCATTAGTTATCGAACCCAGATAGGCTCGCACTTATCTGTTGCACCCTTAGGTGCAGGACACATATAACCCTTCCAAGGTTTACCTGAAGCGTTGACACCTTCACGGTATGACATTGCACCGTGGCGACAGGCGTTGTTACCTGCTGGTGCTGCAACTGGTGTTGCATTGAAAGCATCTGCAATTGCTGCAACTGTTGGTGCTGATGTTGAACCTGATAGTTCTAGTCCTGTTGCACGTATGTTCATTGCATTCATAGAAAGGTCTGCAAGACCTGACTCTAATTCTGTAACTGTTGCTGCATATAGATTGATGAGTGTTCCATCATTTAGTTTGTAATTGATCTGAAACTTTGTACCTTCTGTAGCCATTTACTTTCCTCCTAGTTTGATTGATAGTCGCTGGCTTTCAGCTCCTACCTTCTTAGGGACAAACCCTAATAGTTTTTCTACCTCAGTACTGTCAACAGTCTCACGACCTTTAACAGTTGTCCAACTTACTTCTACGCCTGACGTAGTCGTACCCAGCACTCCCTCAAAAGATGCTTTGAGAGAATCCTGTCTTGCTTCTAACTCTTTTATTTGTTGTGATAACTGTAAATACATCAGTGCGTTCTTGTCAATATCTTTGTCAGCAATGATAACTTCACTGACTGACGTATGTTCTTTTTTTAGACCAACGCATCCCATCTGCCCACTTGCATCATAGAACTTGCAGTAGAACTGACAGTAACTTGCATCCTTTTCAGGTGCTGGTACTTCCTTTGCTTCTTTAACAGCCGCTAGCCAACCGAGTGCCTCAAGAGCGATGGCTTCATCATAGTTCTCAGTATGAACTTTGACGTCCCGTTCGTCACCATCTCTAGCGATAGCCACTAGAGATACTCGGTTGACCGCATAGCCGTTCTTAGCTAGGAGATAGCCATACAGCTGTACCTGCCAACGCTGTTGCGTTGATGGGAAGTAAGAAAGATTACGAATCTTACTTGTCTTCCAGTCAATCACATCACCAGTACCAGGTACAAAACAGTCTATGTGTGCTTTCATTCCATTGTATTCAACTTCAGTTTCAATCAGTACGTCTTTGTTATCTGATAATGCTCTTTCAATTTCTGCGTGGATAGCAGTACCCATAATCGCAGCAAGTTTTAATTCATTGTCATTAGTCTCAGGTTGGTTGTTAAGTCTGTACCAAACCTTACGGCGACAGCCACCTACCTCTGATGGTCCTATCTGTACCTGTGTAGATCGTGAACGCTTTGCATCTCCTGCACGTAGTGCAGTTAGCAATAGTTCTTTCGGATCAGTTACTGTCATTGTTAACTTCTTCGGCTAACTTGTAAGCTAATCTACAAGCCATCCAACCCATCTCGTAAAAATAATGAGCAGCATATTCATCTGTCATTGGTGTTGCCGTCATTTCCATAGCTCCTCCTAGAACCGTTCTTGAACCACCAACTGTAAAGGCTTGCCAGTGTTGGCGTCAAGCATTGACGCAATCTCTACGGCTTTACGGGCGTGTCTCTTTACATAATCTAATTCCATACCAGGTTTGATAATTGAAGTAAGGTAGCCAAGAGCAAACTGCCCACCGCTACCAATGCCATACGCTCCGTTATCTGCTTGGAAAAAAGAGAGATCACAAGCAACGCGAAAGATGTTGCCGTTAAAAGCAAGGATATAATCAAAACCGCCATCTTTGTCCACCTTGTTGTAGTCGTAGTTGTTATCGTTGAACGCTTTGCTGATACTTGGTATTACTTTCTTTCCCATAAACTGCACAGGATTCTCACCGCGATAAAGCGGTGGCTTCCAGTTGTACGAAAGGATATCTCCCGGACGTGTATCACCTGAGATGCCAAGGATGAACTTACCCACCTCAACAATCTTCGGCGTTGTTATCGCTAGCGTCACGAGATTGTCTTCTGTTATCTGTGAGTCTGCAACGAACACTGCGTAGTCGATAGTCTCTATAGCTGCGATGGTTGTCATAGTCTTATGGTACTACCTAACGGCGTGTCGCTCAGGCTGACACGCTAGCTGTCGTTACAATATGAGCCGTGAGGCGAATTAAACGGGTGGGCGCCCTAAAGGGGCGCAACAGTTGGTATGGTACAGACAACCCCCTGTTCCGTCTACTCACCCTGCAGTTCTTACGACGCAGCTACGATAGCCTTCCTGAGCCTTTTGGGGCCGATTTAAGACAGTTAGGACCCATCCACGTGTGTCCGTGTGGGTCACAAGTCTTTAGCATTATGGCATCCTTTGAAGACTACGAGTTAGTTTGGTACTTCCTTGATGGAACCTGTGTTAACTGTGGCAATCTGGTTACAGTTCCTTGTCCAGTTGATGCAGAATAAAACGGCATAAAAAAAGAAGGCCGGCCCCCGTAGGGACCGACCTCCTATGTTGCCTCGCGCTATCGGTTACTTAGAACCGCGACCAAACTCTGTAGCATTTGGATCGATTGCCTTAAGCAATGGACCTGCAACTGCAGCTAATGCTGCTGATGCTAATGCCTTTGGATCTGTTACGCCTGCAAGGTACAAAGCGATTACTGATGCAATACCAGCACGTAGATATGTAACTGCTATTGCTTTTAACTTCTTCTTATCCATTGTTACTCCTTTGGACTTGTTGGTTCTTTCTTCTTAGGCAAAGGCTTAACTGCTGCCTTAACCTTGTTGATTACCTTTGGCTTTCCTAGCCAAGGGAACCAAGCAGATGTGTTATCTCCGCATCCCTCTTTGATTGAGATGTGAAGATGTTTGTTGTGTTTGTTTGACCCGGTATAAGTGTTAAGACCTTTTTCCTTAGACCAGATCTTTCCTTGAAAGATTAAATACTTTACGCGTGGATCAGACTGCAGCTTTTGAAATAACAAGAAGCAATCAATGCCACCTAACTTATCGTGAGTTAGATCTACTGCATATCCCGTGTTGTGGTCAGAGTTGGGATTCTGATGGATATGCGCTTTTGATGGCAGGAGTCCATCGGATGCTTTCAAACGAAATGGTGCTATCGCTGTGGCCTGGCGTAATACCGCTATTGCAGCAGGCTGTGCTCTCTTTACAACAGGTTTCATCGTTACTCATTTCTTCCTTTTTGAATCATAATTTGATAAAGAATCTCAACTTTTTCTTCAAGCCTTATGACAGAGTCCTTGAGACTGCTGCCAGAATTGGGCTTAAGTTCATTGAGGTAGTGCTTAACTAGCCAGCGTACCGCTGCTACAAAGCCACCAATAATTGTGCATACAGCAACAGCTACTGTTGCATAGTCTTGTGCCTGCATTAAACGCTCCGGATGGTTACTAAGAGCAAGCCTCCGTAGCCGGAGAATCGCTTATCTGTTGGTGTGCGGTTGATGAAATCCATCTCTTCAATAAGACCGATGTAGTTTTCACCGGTTCTAAAGTCTTCGATACGGATAGTGTCACCAATATTTTCTACTGTTTCAAGCTGTGACATACGATCAAATGCTGAGCCTTCGTAGCCAACCTCATTGTTAAACTTATCCATCTCGTGGTCATAGCACATCACTGGATACTGGATTAGTCTCTGACGTGGGATAGCAGGCAATGCCTTGATCTGGTAGCCAGTAAACAGTGGTCCCTGTGTTGGGTCAGAGTTATCACGATACAAAGTAAATCTAAAGCCAAGGTATTCTTGAGCACCAACTGGGTAGTTAACATTTACTTCTGGAACAGTTTGTCCTTGAGCAAAGTCACCAATGTCAAAGACTGCACCTTCTGCAGTAACTGACTCCATACCAAAGGCACCGTTT